CTGTGAGCGTATCTGTCATGTCATCAACATGAGCTATAATGATTTTAGAAAAAAACAAGTTTCGGGTTTTTATAAAGATGTCGATATCTTACCTCAAGAAGCGGAAGAGAATGATGTTCAAAAAAAATATAATGAACTACAAGGAACAAAACCTAGTTACGCAGATAAAGTAGTAAGACTTTATGAGTTTCATACCTCTATCGATTTAAAAGATTTTGAAGATAAAGATGATTCTGGTGAAATGACAGGAATCAAAATTCCATACATTGTGACTGTTGAAGAAGGATCGAGTCAAGTGGTGGGTATTAGAAGAAACTACGAAAAAGATGATCCGAAGAAAATGAAGAAACAATATTTTGTTCAATACAAGTTTCTACCTGGCCTAGGCTTTTATGGTTTTGGTTTAATTCATTTAATTGGTGGATTGTCGAGAACAGCCACTGATATTTTAAGACAGTTATTAGATGCAGGAACTTTATCGAATTTACCTGCAGGATTTAAGTCTCGTGGTATTCGCATGAGAGATGATGCTGATCCTTTACAACCTGGAGAGTTCAGAGATATTGATGCACCAAATGGTGACTTGAGAAATTCTTTTATGCCTCTTCCTTATAAAGAACCTTCTCAAACTTTATATAGTTTACTAGGTTTTGTTGTTCAAGCTGGTCAGCGTTTCGCTAGCATTGCAGATATGCAAGTGGGTGATGCTAATCAAAACGCACCTGTCGGAACAACGATAGCTTTATTAGAACGTGGATCTCGAATCATGTCAGCAATTCATAAGCGTTGCTATTACTCTCAGAAAAAAGAATTTAGATTACTTTACAAAGTGTTTGCTGATTACTTACCAGAAACATACCCTTATTCTGTGGAAGGTGCCGATCGCACTATCAAAGCAGAAGACTTTGATAGTAACTTAGATGTGTTACCTGTTTCTGATCCTAACATATTCTCTACTGCGCAAAGAGTAACTTTAGCTCAAACAGAATTGCAGCTAGCTCAAAGTGCTCCTGATTTACATAACATGAAAGAGGCCTATCGAAGAATGTATGAGGCTTTAGGTATTAAAGATGTTGATCAGATTTTAAGAAAGGATACACCTGTAGCCCCTAAAGACCCTGCCACGGAACACGCAGATTTACTCGATGGTAATTTAATGCGTGCCTATGAAGGACAAGATCATGACGCTCACATTCAAAATCATTTACTGTTTGGAACTAATCAAATGATTTTGGCTAATCCTCCGATGGCGATGAAACTTCAAAAACATATTTTAGAGCACGTGTCTTTAAAAGCAAAAGAGCAAACCACTTTCTTAATATCACAAGGTCAATTACAAGAAGATCAAATGGACCAGGCCATCGCAAGATTGGAAGCTCAGTTTATGGGAGAGTTAAAACAAACCTCACAACAATTATCTGGTGCAGGTCAGCCTGATCCTGCCATACAGTTAAAGCAACAAGAACTACAACAAGACGCAATGAAAGATCAAATGGACTCTCGAAGAGACCAGGCTAGGATACAGTTAGACGCTGAAAAACTCAGACAAAAGACAGCTACTGATCAAGCAAGAATACAAAAAGATTATGATATTGCAGATAAACGTGCTGAAGTTCAGTATGATAAAATGACAACTCAAAATTTAAATCAGAGAAGAAAAGATGCCTCTAAATAAAAAAGGTAAAAAAATCATGAAGTCGATGAAAAAAACATATGGGAAGAAAGAAGGCGAAAAAGTATTTTACGCTTCTAAGAATAAAGGCACAATAAATAAAGTTGAAAAGAAGAGTAGAAAAAGTGCCTAAGCCATATTACATTATGGATATGATAGATAAAAAAACAGAAGCACGTGTTCAAAAAATAATTAACGAAACAAGGGATTTTGTTCAAGATCAAGCAGCAAAAGGAGTGGATCTTGTTGAATTAGCTCAAGTAATGTTAAGTATGAGTCGTGAAGCAATGGTAGATGCTTATGGAGAGTACGTTGCAGACACCTATATAACTACTCAAATTAGTAAGTTGCAAACACCTAAAAATAGTTTAACATTACACTAATGACTAAAAAGTTAACCAAAACAATACCACCCAAAAAAGGACCTGTGTCTCAAGGGATGGAAATTCCTTATGGAAAAATAGTGCCAGTGGGATCTGTGCCAGAGGATAAGAAGCGTAAAAAAGGTTATGGTATCGCTTCTAAAGGTCTTAAATTCGAAGGAGTATTCTAATGCAAAAATGGATTAAGGATCTTTGGGAAAAGCACCCAAAGAAGAAATGGCTTGTAATCGGCGTAGTTATCGGTTGGGCCGTAGCTCAATACCTCTAAACAATGTTATCAAAAATTTTAGGCGGATCTTTAGTAGACACTGTCGGTAAAGTTATCGACAGTGTCCATACTAGCGAGGAAGAGAAACTTGCCGCAAGAAACAAACTCAAAGAACTAGAAAACCAAATTAACTCTAAACAAATGGATATTAACTTGGCTGATGCTAAATCAGTAGCAGGTGGTCTATCAGGAATGCTACAGCGCTCGTGGCGCCCCCTCATCGGAATGTCCTGTGCGTTAGCGATATTGTGGGAGTTCGTATTAAAACAATTTATTGCTTTCTTTTTAGCCGCTTTCAGTATTCAAACAGATCCATTACCTTCTCTTGATTTAGGGGTTCTCATGCCGCTTGTCATGGCATTATTGGGCATGTCCGGAATCCGCAGCTTCGAAAAGTTGAAAAAAATTAACTCCGACAAATAGTGGAACATTTCGATTACAAAGTAAAAAAACTAATTCAACAGAAGATCGAGGAAAAGAAAGAAGATTTACTATCAAGGTCTTTGAAATCTTTTGAAGAATACCAATATCAATTGGGTAAGCTACACGGACTAGAACAGTTTTTGATAGATTACCAGGATTTATATAATGAGGTAATGAAAGATGAGTAAAATAATACTTCCAAAAGGTTTTCAAAAGAAAACCAAAGTAGATGAAACAAAGAAAGAAGAGAATAAAAAGGCCGCTATGGACAGAGTTCCTCAAGCAACAGGCTGGAGAATTGTGGTGCTTCCTTATAAGGGAGTAGAAAAAACCAAAGGTGGTTTATTGTTGACAGATAAAGCAATAGAAGAGCAACAATTAACAACTAATGTTGGTTTAATTTTAAATATGGGACCAGATGCTTATGCTGATAAAAATAAATTTCCTAATGGACCTTGGTGTTTAAAAGGAGATTGGATTGTGTTTGCAAAATATGCAGGCTCCAGAGTTAAGATTGAAGGTGGAGAAATTCGCATTCTTAACGATGATGAAGTATTAGCAAAATTAGATGATCCTAAAGATGTACTAACCCTTTATTAAAGGAGACAATTATGGCTGAAGAAAAAATGGTAGACCTTGACACCACAGGAGAGGGTCAAGAGGTTGAACTTCAACAGGAAGATAAATCTACTGAAGAGAATAAAGCTGAAGAAGAAAAAGTAGAGACTTCCACTGAAGAAAAAAGTGAAGAGTCATCAAAAGAAGAAGAAGATTCTAAAGATGATGGCTTAGACAAGTATTCTAAAAATGTTCAAAGAAGAATTAAAAAACTTTTAGACAGAGTAGAGAAGACTGAACAACGTGAACAAGAGGCTCTTCGTTTTGCAGAAAGTGCAAAGAAAAAATATGAAGAGTATGAAAATAAAATAAAGTCTCTAGATGAAAATTATATTAGTGAGTATGAAAGCAGAGTTAAATCTCAAATAGAGCAAACTAAAAAGGCTTATCAAGATGCGTTAATGAATAGTGATGTTAATGCTCAAGTAGAAGCACAAAGAGCTCTAACTAGATTGGCTATTGAAGAAGAGAGAGCTTTAGCATCTAAGCAGCAAAGAGAGGCTTTACAAAAACAACAAGAGGGTTTAATGGCTGAACAACAAACTCAACCACAACAACCTGCTCCAAGACAACCCGATCCACGAGCCGAGCAATGGGCTTCAGAAAACAAATGGTTCGGTCAAGATGAAGCAATGACTTTTACTGCTTTAGCTCATCACAAAAAACTTTTAAAAGAGGGTTATGACCCTAAAAGTGATGAGTATTATGAAGAAATTAATTCATATATGAAAAATCAATTTCCTCATAAGTTTGAGCAAAAACAAGAAGAAGAAGAAGTCAAAGAAACTAAAGAGAGAGCACCACAAGTGGTTGCTTCTGCCTCTCGTTCAAAAACAACAAGCGGTTCTAAAAAGGTAAAACTTACTCCTAGTCAAGTTGCAATAGCAAAAAAACTAGGGCTTACTCTTGAACAATACGCAAAATATGTATAGATTGGAGACAATATGGTAAATAAAATGCTAAGATCTAGCGAAACTAGGGAAAAGACAACTCGTAAAAAAGGTTGGGTTAGACCTTCTTCGTTAGACGCACCCCCAGCACCGGATGGATTTAAACACCGATGGATTAGGGAATCAGTTAGAGGTTATGATGATACGAAAAATATCATGGGAAAATTACGAGAAGGTTGGGAATTAGTCCGAGCCGATGAGTATCCTGACTGGCAACTTCCAACCATTGAAGATGGTAAACACGCAGGTGTGATAGGGGTAGGTGGGTTACTGTTAGCTCGTATGCCAGTAGAAACCGTTGAAGAGCGTAATGCTTATTATCAAAATCTAACCGAGAGCCAAAAAGAGGCTGTCGACAGCGATCTACTGAAAATCGAGGATCCAAGGATGCCGATCAGTAAACCCCAAAGGCGTACCAATGTAACATTTGGTAAAGGAAACAAGTCGTAATCGGCACGGTTTGTTGAACGACCAATACTAACAACATATTACAAAGGAGTAATATAATGGCAAATCAACAAGGAAACTTTGGATTTCGTCCAGTTCTTATGCAAGGTTCCGCTTATAACGGACAAGGTCAACAACAAATGACCATTGCTAGCAATGAAACGAATTCCATTTTCATGGGAGACCCAGTTGTATTAAATGCAAATGGTTCTATTTCTCGTGGATCCTCTGCTGGTGCTGAGCTTGTTGGTGTTTTCAATGGTTGTTTCTATACAGACCCAACTTCACAAAAACCAACTTTCTCAAACCACTATCCAGGGGCGATTGTAGCAGACGATATTGTTGCAAACGTAATCACAGACCCAGATGTGGTGTTTGAAGTCAAATGTGACGATTCAAACGCTGGACGAGCACAAGTCGGTTCAACATGTAATATCGCTACATATAGCGCAGGATCTACAAAATCAGGTATTTCCGATGTCGCTATTGA